TAGCAGTAAATGCCGCCTGAGTCCAAGCCGATCCAGTCCACACATAAAGTGTAGATACTGTTGAATTCCAGTACAAAGCACCTGTAAGAAGTGCATTGCCATCGTTATCAACGCTAGGAGCAGAAGTCTTAGAGCCTAAGTAGCGGTCATCAAAAGAGTCGTAACTAGCCGCTGCCGCTGTTGCTGAAGAAGCCGCATTTGTTTCGCTTGTAGAGGCATTAGATGCACTTGTAGCCGCATTAGAAGCACTTGTAGCGGCATTAGAGGCAGAAGTAGCCGCAGCAGTAGTCGAACCAAAGATTGAATCTATTTCAGTTTTGGTATAAGCATTTGTGATGTTATAGCCTGCAATCGTTGTCGGATTAGTACCCGCTGTAGCACGACCATAAGCATCAAAAGTAACAGACTGATAAGTTCCTGCGCTAATACCAGAAGTAGCCAAGTCAATGCTGTCTGAATTGACAACAATACGGCTAGAAGATGCTGTTCCTACATTAAGGGTGTTACCAGACTTAGTAAGACCATCACCTGCGGTAATCTGACCTGCACCAGAGAACTGAGCAAAGGTAACAGATGTGCTTCCCAATGTCCCACCTGCATCTACTGTACAAACCCAACCAGAATCAGAGTTACTTGTACCCTTCTCAATAAAGGTAAAAGCCGCAACCAAATCAGTCCATGAATCAGCATCAGTAGTGCGTGTCCATGTGCTAGAAGCACACAAGTAGATACCATTCTGTGAAGCAGTAGACTGATCTTTAACCAATACTCGGTCACCAACAGAAACTGCCACGCCATCGATTGTTTGTGTGCCAGACAATGTGATATTCGCAGTTGTAGCTACAACACATGAGGCTTTAGCATCGATACCTTGGGCTAGTGCATCTACATAACCCTTTGTAGCCGCATCAGAATCATTTGTAGGGCTTGCCAAACCAGTAATGGTGGCAGACGTACCACTATCCATGTCCAATGAGCCAGAGATGGTCACATTGTTGAATGTAGACGTACCAGAGGCGGCAGTTACATTGCCAGTCACGTTACCTGTGACATTGCCTGTGACGTTACCTGTGACATTGCCAGTCAAGTTACCAGTTACATTGCCTGTTACAGCGCCTGTCAATGGGCCACTAAAACCTGTTGTAGCAGTTACGTTTGTTCCAGTAATTGCAGCAGCGGATGAACCACCAATTACCGCTCCATTGATAGTTCCTGCGCTAATGGCGGCAGAAGCAATCGTAGCGGCAGAGCTAACAGTCAGGTTGGTAAAAGTACCAGCAGCGGCTGTAGAAGCGCCAATGGTCGCACCATTTATCGTACCCCCAGTAATAGTCGCAGAACTGTTATCAGTCTTGGTCGCTATTGCTGTAGCAATATTATTGAACTCTGTATCAATTTCAGTACCCTTAACAATCTTTAAAGGATTGCCAGGTGACAGATTATCTTTTGATGCGAAATTCGTACTTTTTGAGTAATTTGACATGGTTTATCCTAACTTGCCTTCTTTGGCTTGAAGTTCAATTTTCTGAATTGATAGTTGAGTACCATTGATGGTGGCCTCATAACCAGTTTGCACAATCTTACCTGCGCTTGAGGCATTGCTTGTTAATGCTTTAATTGGAATACCGCTTGAGTAGTCTGCAATGGCATACTCACCTATCCCATACTCAAAGTATCCTTGAGGTGGAATAAATACGTTCTCTGACTGATAAGCTCCTGAGTAATCAAAAGCCCACTTAATCGTGAGATATTGATTCGATCCACCAATCACAACAGCCGTAATAGACTTCAAAATAGAAATCTGGTTAGGGTTTCCTAAGTCGGCATTGTTTGTGTAGTATAGGAATCGATAAGAAGACGAATCATCGAGATATCCAGTATATTTTCCAATGTAGCCTTTTTTACCAATGTACAAGTCACCATTACGAAGTGACTTTAAACAAGTCGGAGCAATTGAGTCCCACTTCGTCACACGAGAAGCGCCATCTTGCAAAGACTGCTTAGTATCGAAGCAATAAACTTGTAGTGTTTCTGGCAAAACAAGCAGATAAAACGCATCTTTTTCTGAGTAAACAGACTTCAGATTAGCCAATGTTTCACCAGCCAATGATGATGCTAAGTCAAAGCGAACATTCTTAGACAAGTCACGCAATGGTGCAGACTTCTCTTGAATAGTCCTCATCAATGAACGAACGCCTGAGTCTGACAAGAAAACAACATCAGTACCAATGCTCTGAATCGTATCCCTTGCGATACACCCAATAGAGCCTACTGTATCGCTCAAAACAAGTGATGCAGGCGTAGAAGCTCCTGAATAAACCAAGATTTGCTTCTTACCAAAGATAAACAAGAAATCATTGTGAGCAGCCAAGCCCATCACTTCATCAGCACCATTAGGCCACACACGAGAAACATCTAGCGAACCAGAAGTGCCACCACTCCACACATGACCTGCAATCAGATCAGAGAAGTAAACAGTTGTCTTATTAGATGAAGTATTAGCTACCCACAAGCGACCAAAGGCTGAAATGCAGATATTTGCTTGCTCAACAGTAGCTACATAGCCTGTTTTCTCAGACACTCTACGATAAGTAGTTGTACTTACAGCAGGGTCGTAAATCAGAGGGTCATGCCCTGTTTGGAAGAAGTATGCAATCCCATTAAGAGTCGCACATTGCCAATTATTTGCACTAATAGTAGGAGCAGTACCACCACCACCATAGGTCAACTCAGTTACTGCATTTGCACTACCGAGCTTAAATATCTTGTTGTTGCCAGCAAAAAGAACTGTAAGAGTTCCGTCAGTCTGGACTAACTCATGGATAACACCAACATCATTGTCGCCAAGGTTGCCAGAAGAGGAATTAACTTTTATCCAACCTTTTCTAGCGCCAATACGACCATATTGGTCAAGAATACAGTTTGTTGCAACTAAAGCAAAGCCAGATCCTAAATCTAATGGCGAATCTTCAGTATTCAGGCCAAAAAAACCTGGTGCAGAAAGACTATAACTTTGAAGTTGCGATGCCATTAGACTGCCTCAAAATTGTCTTCAGGATAGCGAGTGCTTTCCATAGCAATAGCATCAGCAAGCATTCCACGGAATAAAGCATAAGCCTCATTAGAGTTTGTGCCACCATCTTCGCCACGCTCAATCAAAGCACGAGCATAAGCACTCTGAGTAACCAAGTAATCTAATACTTTTACAGTTGTTGAGTCGGATGACAATGCTGCTTGAGGAACGATTACATCAAACAAAAGTGTGTATACGCCATCAGGAATTGGATAAACATCGATCTTTGTGTCGTTGCTTGAATCTACGCCATTGAAGCAATATTCAGATGGAATGCCTTGTACTGGAGTCACAAAGTTCAATTTGCGATTCATACTCGTGAAAGGAACATCGCCCATCACAACATTGCTAGTTGTATTTAGAGCGTCCATCACACGGAACTTTTGACCAACACCAGTCAAAGAATATGAATGTGTGCCAGCAGTAGTTGAAATTGTTACTGTTTGAGACAGGCAATTCCAAGTATATGTGTCTTCAATCTGACGCTTTGCATCATTGACAAACTTGCCAATCAAAGCAGAATAGGTTGTTTCGCCAACAGTAGATACTGTGCTTTCACGCAAGCGAACAAGCACATCGTTAACAAGTTCTAGATAAGTCATGTTCGTTGTGACCCTTCGATTTCAAAGGTAGCAATTACAGAAATTGTAGAGCCTGTCTCTGAGGTTGCAGTTAAATAATCACCTTCTTCCATCACAATATACTTTGTTAAGTCAATTGTTGCTAGTGAAGTTTTAGCAGACAATGTGTACTCAAATGTGATGTAAATACTTGTACTTGCACTTGCATCGTACCAAGACAAGGTGATATGTTTATTTGAAGCGGTTGCGTTAGCGGCATGAATGAGAACGCACCTAGCGTAATATCCAGTCGGAACTGTATACAGCGTAGTAGCTGTAGCAGCAGTTAGATTCTTACCGACTGATACTGGTCTCACTTCTTATTCCTCTTAGAGATCGCCTTGGCTTTAGCCTTAGCGTCTTCCTTGGACGATGCTCCCCAAGCTCTAAGAGAAAGTAGAAGTCGGGTAGGCTTTCCATCTTTCATCTCAGCGCCAGGCATATTGCCCATTCGTGCTAAAAAGGATGCCCTACGAGGGTTATCTCCCGACTTAACTGGTGGCTTTAAATGACCACCTGT